AGCTAGTGAAATTCCAGACTTTTCCTTCAACATCGGTGTTGGTTCCAATGAGGATATTGACTACTCTAGTGTTGATGCTCTATTGGCAGCTTTTAAGATTACTGATATCTCTGATGAAGAAGCCGCAGCTATCACCAAGAACTTCAAGGTTCCTTATGGACAATTTCCCGGTGATCAATTGATTGAAGGAATTGCATGGAGTCTTGAACAAGAACTTGAACTGTCGATGGATGATCTTACTGAAGATTGGATGCAAGAAATTTATTAATATGAAAAGAAATCTCATTATTCTCAAGGGCGTTAGTGGTAGCGGTAAATCCACTTTGGCACATCTTATTGCTTACCCTTGTTGCATCTGCACCGCAGACGATTTTTACACTGACAAGCAAGGTAATTACAACTTTGATCCTACCAAACTCGGTCAAGCTCACAAGGCTTGTCAGGCTAAGTTTGATGAAGCTATCAAGGATGAAGTTATCACTAACATTGTCATTGCCAATACCAATACTAAGCCATCTGACTACAAGTATTACGTTGATAAGGCTGAAAAGGCCGGTTTGAAGGTTACTTATATTGTGTTGGAAAACCGACATGGTAATAAGGATGTCCATAATGTTCCAGAGGAAGCTCTCCAACGTCAAGAACAAGCAATTAGAGACAATCTTAAACTTCGTTAATATGGCTGCTAAGAAGAAAGATCCAATCCCACCATGGTTTAATCCAAACTGGAAACAAGAGGTCAAGAATCTCTATGTTCCTCAGAAAATGCTTAAACCACAAACAGAAATCTCAAGAGTTCTGATTGAGGAGTGGGAAGAACTACCACTAAAGCCGGGTGCTAAGTATAGATTGGAATATGATCATGAACTTGATTGGGGTGGTTGTTACTATCCCGGTGAATCACCATCTATCAAGTCAGTAGTTTATCTTGTGGAGTTCTCTTCGGATGAAGTTCCTAATCCTCATTACAAATCTCAAAAGAAGGTATATGATGAAGAAGTTGCAAGAATCAATTCTTGGGATTCTTGGAAAGCCATCTGGAACACAGAACAAGCTCGTAAGAAGGAAATTGCGGAACGACGTAAGTTGTATGAATTGAAGAAAAAGTATGAAAAGAGTTAATCACTACAACATTTCATGTCAGGCTTATGGTCGTGACATATCTAAGTTGGATGGGACTTACATCGTCAAGGTGAAACTTGATAAGGTGTTGGATGCTTCTTATGTTAAGGTTAAAGACACCTCCGAAGGTTTGGATATTATCAATGATCTCATCAAGGGACTTAAATTCAAGGTTCTCCCTGATTTGAATGTTTACAACAGCAAAATTCTTGGACCGATAATCGTAGCAGAAAATTAATTAAAACCGGAGTATGATGTTGGTATGGAAGTTACTCTTTGAACTTCCATTTGAATCCAAATGCAGTTTTCATTTTAATTCCTTTGATTGCTCTCGAAATATCTCCAGATCTATCCTTTCCGTTACATAATTCTTGTGTTGCTGTTTTTATAGAATCCCATTCCTTGACAATTTCATTCGTGTCCTTATTGATTTGAAGGACAGGTTTGTTTTGACCATTTGTTCTATTGAAAATTAACTCTTTAGATTGAGTTTTCCCTTTAAGTGAATTAGATAGCTTTAATCGAGTTTCATCGGAAACCATTTTACCTTTATGAGCTTTACCTATCTTATCTTTGGTTTCTTGTGAGTGAGTCCTACCAGTTCCATCCAATCCTTTCTTACACACGTTGTATCCTTTGGGAACAAGACAATCAAATTTAATAATCAATTCTTCTTCTAACACCAAAAGAGAATCCTTATTAAAATCCGGAAGATACTCAACATATAGATCAAATTTATCCACACCATACTTATCTATAGCTTTGGCTATTATTTGTCCTTTCTCTCTGAGGTATCTTGGAAGACGGGCTTTGATATTTAAAGTTTCTCCCACATAAATTTTCCCATTGACTGTATTAGTTAATACATAAATTCCTCCACATTTCTCCAACTTATCAGTTATCTTCATATAGTTATTTAGTCCAAACATACCAACCAAATGGGAAATATTGAAAATTTTATTAATTCTAAGGATGAACAGTTTAACTTCAAGCCTTGTGTAATAGCGGGGGATGATTGTTGGCTGATTACACCAGTGGATATGGGGGTTAAGTGGGATGATGATAACTTCCGCTTCCGTTCATGTATCGTTCGTCAATCTGATAACTTTGTGGTATCACAAGGCTTTGGTAAGTTTGTGAATTGGGGTGAACGTCCTGACTTCCAAACTTGGGATGAAAATGCACCTTTTGAAGCTCGTCATAAGCTTGACGGTTCTCTTCTTATCGTTTCCAAGTATAAGGGTGAACTTATCCTTCGGACCCGTGGCACCACTGATGCTCGTCAAATGGCCAATGGCCATGAGATTGACTACCTCATCACCAAGTATGATAAGTTCTTTGAAATAATGAGAACTTGTCCCGACACCCATAACAATACATATTTATTTGAATGGACAACTCCTTCAAACATCATAGTTCTCCGTGAGCATGAGGAACCTACATTAACTTTGGTTGGTGCGGTGACTAATGATCATTGTATATATGCTACCCAATTTTGGTTGGATGCATTTGCCAAGGAATATGTTCTTAATCGTCCTCAGAAGTATGAATATGCTACTGTTGCGGAATGTCTTGCTGATGTTGCTGCTTGGACTGGTAAGGAAGGTGTAGTTCTATACCAAGGTCAGAAGATGAAGAAGATCAAGGGTGATGAATACTGCGAGCTTCACAAGTTGGCTACTGGTATCAAGGGTGTCAAGCAAGTTCTTGATGTCTTCATGGCTTCTCCTAAGTTCCTTCATGATGACGAATTCTATAAGTATATCGAAACCACTTTGGACTTCGAAATAGCTGAAAAGTGTAAGGACTTTATCAAGGAGGTCTGTGAAGCTTATTATGATGTGTGGACTTGGATGAATACCATCAAGGATATTCTCAATCTTCATGTCCGATGCTTGGAAACTCGTAAGGAACAAGCACTTCAAATCCAACATGCATTCAGTGTCGATTGGCGTAAGCAAATGGCATTCGTTCTTCTTGATAATCGAGAGATCGAAGACAAGCTTATCAAAAAAGCGATGATGGATTTACTAAATATATGAATGGGAATACATTCGAAATATCCAAGTAAAGCAGGAATATATAAATTGACTTGTATTAATAATGGGAAGGTATATATTGGAAAAGCTGTCAATATAAATCGAAGACTTAATCAACATAAAAATTACAAACCTGATAATAATGGATACTTTCCGAGAGCAGTGTTAAAATATGGGTGGGATTGTTTTAAAGTTGAGATATTGGAGATTGTCGAGAATTTCAACAAGTTGAACGATAATCCTGCGTTACTTGAACGAGAATCCTACTATATTAAGTTATTTGATTCTACCAATATAGATATTGGGTATAATTTGTGTAAACATTCCCGCGATACGACAGGAATACCTCTTTCAAAGGAGCATAGAGAAAAAATAAGCCAATCCAATTTAGGTAGAATTGTTTCTGATGAAACAAGAGAGAAGATTAAAATGTCTAGTATAGGTAAGATTTTTTCCAAAGACCATAAAGAAAATCTTAGTCTTTCCCATAAAGGAAAACCAATTTCAGAAAAGGCTAGACAATCTAGGATTGGAAAAATTCACTCAGAGGAAACTAAAAATAAGATGCGAATGTCCAGATTGGGTAAGAAAATGTCTGAAGAAACGAGAGAAAAAATGAGACAAATAAATCTTGGAAAAAGGCATTCAGAAGAAACCAAAGCTAAAATGCGAAAACCAAGAAAGTCAGTAATTAAAACCGAAATACAATAATAACATGGAAAAGGTAAGACTCGTATTCTCTGATTTGAAGGCCAATTCGTATAAATTTTACGATATTGAGTTGGATGATAATGGATCAGTAAATTGTGCGTATGGAGTCGTTGGTGCTAAGAATCCACAGACTTGTTCGTATGGTAATGTGGGTAGAGCATTTTTTGAGAAAAAAATCAAAGAGAAAGAACGTAAGGGATATTCTCGCGCTAAAGTATTAATGGAAGGGACAGTAACGACTCCCGTTAATAAAGGCTCGCTTGCTGATATCGCACTTAGTCAAATTAAGCTAAGTGACGATTCTTTAAAGGCACTTGTGAAGAGACTTGCGGACAGCAATGTTCATAAGATCACTAATTCGACAAGTATTAGCTTCAATAATGGCGTATTCCAAACGCCACTTGGCATCGTGACTCACGAAGGTATTGATGAAGCTCGTATTCTCTTGGATTACTTCTTCAAAAATATCAAGAAAAATGGTAAGGACGAGTTCAATCAGAATATCGACAATTACCTCAAAATCATCCCAAGACCTAAAGGTGGTGGACTTCAGTATGAAGACATTTTCCCTGATGTGGAATCTGTTAAGAAAGAATCCGACGTTTTGGATGCTTTGGCTAACAGCGTGGATCTTGCATTGAAACCTGCGGATACTGTTGGTGATGGAAAGCCTCAAGAGAAGGTCTTTAACCTAGAAATGGGTAAAGTGACTGATCCTAAGCTTATCAAGAAAATCACCGATTGGTATAACAGCACCAATAAGGCAATGCATCATTATACGAACGTCAAGATCGTTAATATCTATGCCGTTGACATTGTTGACTACAATAAGAACTTCACACATGACGATAAGCAAATCGTTGAAGTTTGGCATGGCTCAGGACAAGCAAATATATTATCGATCCTTAAAAGTGGATTACAGCCAAGTCCACCTTCTACTGCCGCTATTGCGGGAAAAATGTTCGGAAATGGTGTGTATGGTTCAAAAACAGTATCCAAATCACTAGGCTATACATTAGGAAGATGGGGACAGGGACGTTCAGAAAGTGGTTGGCTTATGGTATGTGACTTTGCAATGGGAAAGCCTTATTACCCCACACACAGCGGAAATATTCCTCATGGTTATGATAGTTGCTGGGCTTTGCCCGAAAAAACAGGACTCCTCAATGATGAGTTAATTGTTTATGAAAGTTCTAGGGTGAAGTTGAAATATTTACTCGAAGTTAAATAAATACTAAGAAAGTCAGATTGGTAGGCTAAATATATGAGTGGAAACATATCCCAAAAAGGCTGGAATTTATAAATTAACGTGTGTCAATAACGGAAAGATTTATATTGGTAAATCTGTCGATATTAATCGAAGACTTAAAGATCATAAACGTGGTAGAGATGGCTATCTATTTAAGAGAGCTATTTTAAAACATGGATGGGAATCTTTTACTGTAGAAATACTGGAAATTGTTGAAAATTTTGACAAATTAAAGGGAAATATACCCCTACTTGATAGAGAAGCATATTATATAAATTTATTTGAGTCCTCGGATATAGAAAAGGGTTATAATTTATGTAAAAGATCTAATGACACTACTGGAATTCCACTCTCCAAAGAGCATAAAGAAAAATTACGCCAAGCTGGTCTTGGTAGAATTCTCTCAAAGGAAACAAGAGAAAAGATCAGTCAGGCTAACTTAGGTAAAATAAAAGAACCACACTCCGACGAATCAAAGGAAAAAATACGACAAGCTGGATTAGGTAGAGTTCATTCGAAAGATACAAAACATAAAATTGGTTTGTGTCATCTGGGGAAAACTGTTTCCGAAGAAACAAAGAAAAAAATTAGTCAGGCCCGTAAAGGTAAACCTCTTTCAGAGGAACACAAAGAAAAAATAAGACAAGCCAAACTCAAGAAACTTTAATTAAAACCGAAATACAATATACACAATGAAAACTATATCTCTCACAACTGCCGTCTTGCTAACTCTTAAAAGTTTCGCAAGTGATACATTCTCAATTTTTAACATTACTCGCGCAATTCGTGAGGATGTGAATGATGGCGAATATGAAATCTCTGGTTCTGGCCGAACTGTTAGCCATGATGAAGTGAAGAGCATCTTTATCGAATTGCTTGATGATGTCATCGGTGATCAATATGATGTTTCTGATTCTGGTCGTGGATATCGTGAATTCCGCAAGACACAAGCATTGACTCCTATTGCTAATCTTCCAGTTGCAATTCAAACACCAAGTCTTCCAGCTACTCTTCCTAATCCAACACCTATTAAGCTTTCTACGGAAGCTCAAGGTATCATTGGTAAGTATCTGGGCAATAACGGTCCTGCTACTATGAAGCAAATCCAATCTCGCTTGAAAGGTCATCCATATACCTGTAAGGATTTGGCTGAATATCTTGATAGCATTGGTCTTATCAATAGGACCACCAAGACGGATGCACATAGCAAGATCTGGACTCTGTAATTAAAACCAGAATACCATACGGTATGGCGAAATACAAATATGTAGTTACTGACTACGATTCTTCTATGGGTAAATTGGGAACTTTTTACCGTGGAAGAAACATCCTTTTTGGATGGGAGAAAGACTACGGAGTTCGTGACTACACGTTTGTATTTGAGGTTTCCCTTGATGTAAAGGGTGACGATAGAATTTCAAATTGGAACAGAAGACCAACATATCATGAAGTAATCACATTCAATCATGTTTGTGACCTGAAAAATTACATCAGGAAATATACTCTTCCTGCGTGGATCGTAGATGATGAAGAGGGTGATGATGGAGTTCGATATGATCTTGATGAAACCAAACTTCTCTTAGAATGTGTCCCTGACGAGTTCAAATACGTCAAGGCTAGACTTAGACGCAAGTTTAATGCTGTGATTCCTGAAGTGGTCATCTATGACCCAACAGACACTTGGCATAAAGGTGATGAATTCTTAGCATTCACTAAAGATACTGCCCATAATTGGGCTGGTCCATTTAAACAAGATGGTAAGGTCGGAGCGTGTGCATCTATTAGAGTTAATAGACAGGATGAAGATTATAATCCAATTCCAGAAGGATCTATTAAGATTCCTATCATTGATGCTACTAAGGATTGGTCATGGTATTGCCTACCCTCCGAGTTGAGGGATGAAGCTGAT